CATTCATTATACATTCGTGTTGAAAATCTCCATCTTCATTTATTATATCTAGCTGAGATTCAGTCATAGGTTTACCATCATAATCTGCACTTACTATATATGCATCACAGAAGTCAGGATAGTCTTTAGTGTCTATTCCATCTACTTCAATATTGTCAATTTTTTTATAGTCCATTTTTTCAGACTTTACATTTATCAATCTATCACCAAAACACTTTTTCATAATGTCGTTAAAATTATTTATTTTCATTTCTTTTCTTCTTTAGGCTTTCTAATTGATACCCACTTATTAGGTCTGTGAACTCCAGGCTGTGGAAATCCAAACATCATTTGGAAAGTTCCTGTTTTTTCAGGTTCGTACAATTCTTCTTTTTTCATTTTAAAATAATTCAGTTTGATTAATATTTTCTTTTTTTACAATACCTAACATAGTTTCAAAGATTGTTTTACCTGCTTCATAGTCTACTAGGTTTCTTGCTATTTTAATTTTTGATTGTTTCCCTTTATAGCTTTTTAATTCTATATTATGAAACAATTCTAATTTTTTTAATTCATTATTTGTCTGACATAAACCCGTAAAATGTCTTGAATTTAAAGTATTAGGTAGATTAAAATTTGTCCAATATAAATGTCTGTCTTTTTCTTTTGCTTCAATCAAAGGTTTGTAATAAGGTATTACATTTTCAATAACATATTTACCTTTGAAGTGATGATTTAGTAACAATATTTCTTCATATAATTTCATATCAGGATATATAGGATTTTTACCATTTGCACCAATACTCCAAAATCTTGCTCGACTATGACTAGGACAGGGTGGGCTACTCCATATAAAATCAAAATCTTTATAATTATCAAGAAGGTATTGATGTGCATCAGCTACAATCACTTTATCAATTGGAAATCTTTCTTTATATAACCTGGCTAATTCTGGGTCTAACTCAATAGCTGTAACTTCTATATCTTCTTTTACATCGTTCCACTTGTAACGGTTACCACCTAGACAAGCATATAAATTTAGTATCTTCATTTTAATAGTTTAGGTTCAGGTCTATAATGTGGAACTTGTTTAGGATTTTCTCCTTTGTCTACTCTTGACCTTGCATCCCATATTATTTCTTGATGTTTACGAATCCATTTCATATATGTTGGAACTGTTAAATGTATAAAATCACTTGTAATAGGACTTCTTACTCCTAAATTAAAAGCTTTTTGCGCATCTTCAAAATAAAAATTCTTAAACATTCTTGATAAGTCATAAGATAAACTTTCCGACATAATACTTATAGTATCTTCATCTACATTATTTTGTCCTAACTCAATATATGTTTTGCTTACTAAATCTACTGAAGCCATTAGTAAGTCTTGCTTTGACATTGTTTTAATTAATCTCATTTTTTAAATTGTTTTAAAAGTTTTTCTTTTACATTAATATTCTTTTGTAAATGCTGATGTATTTTGCTCATTCCTTTTGAATTATTTTTAGGATTATTTTTCTCTCTACTTTCCCAAGTTCTAACACAAGCTTTCCAATCCTTCATTTTGTTTTTACCTATTAACCAATCTTTACTTTCGTAGAAGTCTATAAATGATTCTGCTTCTATATTATTTTTGCGTAAGATACAATAATTTTTAACTTCATCTAAAGTAGGTTTTTTAAAGAGAGCCTTTTTATTACTATCTGTAAGATTAGTATTAGTTATATTTATATTAGTATTATCTGTACACATTTTTAGACTAGGCTTGTCTACCAATTTAATGTACCTAGACAATATTTCTTTACTACCTTGTCTATATATTAAGACTCTTGTTATATAACCATTTTTATCTAACAAACTAAGCCAATTTTGAACTGCACCCCTACTAACTTCATACAGTCTACAAAAGTATTCAGTAGAAGCTGTGCATTTACCATTCATATTACATAGAGCTGTTATCTCTGCATAAAGTAATTTAGCGTTAGGTGTCAATGCTTTACTGTATCTGACTTCAGCTGGAATTATAGCATAGTAGTTAGGCTTTTCTTTCATAGGGTAATTATCTCAATTTCATATTTGAAGTTCTGAAGTGCAAGTTTAACATTTTCTAATTGATTATAGAAGTTCCTGTAAGAAACTTTAACGTCTGTTCCTACTTTACCTGATTGAATACGTATTGTTACTTGGTGCTTTTCACTATTAACAACATCATTCTTTCTTAAGTAATCTTTTAGCTGATGTAAATCAAAGAAGGATTTTTTAGAATCTTCAATAGACTGAAAAGCATTAAAGACTTTATTGAATGTATCTCTGTATTTAGGGAAGGTAGAATAGTTATGCTTATGATTCTTTTCGTAGTGATAGATCAAAGTCCTATCTCTATTAATTACCTTAGCAATAGTTGAATGTGGTATCTCATATTCTATCCTGGCTATTACACTTGCAATACTTCTAGCTACCTGAAGTTCTTGTTTTCTACTTTTGTAGCTTAAAGAACCCTTACGCAAGCCTAACAAAGATGTTGTTAGGTTGCATAAGTTTTTAAAGTTATCTTCTTGTGTCATATTAGAATGGTAAATCATCAGATTGAACAGGAGAAACTACTTCACTACCCATAATTGCAAAGTGATAACCATCTATATTATGAAAGTATCTACCATTGTATTCTCTTGAATAAACATTACATAAGATTTTAACTTCCATACCTACTTCTAGTTTATCTAAAGACTTTAACTTTTCATCACCAAAAGCACTTACTGCTACTTCGTTATTAAATTCTCCTCCTGTGTCAATTACTACTATTTGCTTTTTCCAAACCTTTTCAGACTTACTAATTCCTGATTCTACTGCTAACTTTAATTTTACTGTTCCTTTTACTTCCATTTTTATTTTGCCTGTTTTTGCAGGACTTTATTAATTAAATTATTATCCTTGAATCATTATACCTAATGTTTCGGATTGTTTTTTACTCATTTTATAGTTGTTCATTTTTCTTTCAACTGCAGCTCCTTTTCCTGTATTGATTGCTTCTAACATAGCGTTGTAAATATCAGTACTCATTTGAGGTTTTGAAGCAGGCTCGTTTACCTTATTACTATCAGCGTCTTTTGTGTCGTCAAGAAGAAATAAGTTACCTAGTGCATACTTCTTGGCATACGAACTGCTTGAACCAAAGCTCTGAGCAATATCCATTCCTTTTCGTTCAGGATTAATACCTGCCGGGGCTTCTACTGACATAGTAGTTTCACCATCACAAATAGTTGCCTTAGAGATTAACACTAAATACCCTGCTACTTCCTCAATTCTTTCCGTAAAAGTTAAGTAACAGCCGTATTTAAACAATAAAGGCTTTACGGCTTCTAGTATATCTTCAGCACTTCTGTACTTGTACTTACCAAAACTGTTGAATTGGTTCTTAGGTGCTTTTAATTCGCTTTGTATAGCTATTAAATAATCCTGCTTGTTTTCTGTTTTCATATCTATTTATTTTGTTTATAATTCTGTGTAAAGTTATTAAATTTATTTACTTTTTATATCTTTAATTAATTCTTCATTTAAATTCCATTCATTTTTATCTATCATTTCTTTGCATCCACCACAAGTAATTTCTGACCAACAAAAGTGATATACTTTATTAGTATCATTGCAATTTGGACAGTATATTGATTTCCCATCAAACTTACTTGCTCTTGTATATCTATTTACTTTTAACATTATCTTAAATTTATTAGTATTGGTGAATTATTATTTTCTTTATAGTATTCTAAGTATTCAGGCTTTAATTCTACTTCCCAATCATCTTGAGTTTGCCAACCATAAGTCTTTAGCATTTCTTCAAACTTTCTAAAAGCTTGTAGTTCAGTTCCTATTACAATTACTGACCTACCATTATTGCTCAAGTCATTACTGAAGTGTCTTGACTTCCTATCATAAGTATTAATTCCTGTAGATAAATATTGAGGTTTTAAAAGCCATTCTTCAGCTATTACTTTCTTATTGTCTAACTGATAGCCCATAAACTTAGAGTAATGAGCTTTATTATAGTCAATGTAGGTAGTGTCTTCTAAATATTCTGCGTCTTGTATAGCCATCTTAAAATCTTTTTGAATTATCCTGCGAATTATAGTATGCCGATTTTACTTTAATATATAAATCTCTTACAACTTGAAATTTTAATAAATTAAGCCCGTCCTCAGTTAATACTGTATTGTCGGGTAATAGATCAGGTTTATTAGTTTGTACGTCTAACAGGCTAATAATAGCTTCCTGTTGAGTAGTTGCTTCTTTCATTTTAAATTCCATTATCTTAATCCTAAAAAAAGTTCTAAAAGCGTAATAGACGCAAGTAGTATATATAGGCAGCCGAAAAGTCCTGCCATTCCTAAAAGTGTTTGTAGTAAATTTTTCATATTTGTATTTAAAGTGGGGGTTTTTACACCCCCTTGTTATTATTTTGATATCATAGCCGATAGTTGAACTAGACTCAATGTGTTTAAAAGAGTTGTGTTCGTTGCTTTTAAGCTATTCCAATGAGCTATTGACTTAGACTGAAGTGAGTCTTCCCCTTTTATATTAGCTATCATTTGGTAGTTTCTGTCTTTCATTAATTGTATTTGAGTGTTTGCTTTGTTTAAGCTCCTAGTTAAGTAAGTTGATACTGTTTCTTGATTTTTCATTTTATTTATTTTTATATTGAATTTTCTTTTAAGTATTGTTTAAATACTTTATTTGATTTATCTTCTTGATAATTATTTTTATCTACTAAAGATGCATAAGTTACACCAAATAATCTTAAGGATATAACATTTAGTTTTTGTTCGGTTGATAAATTTTTCATTTTCTTTTTTTTAATTAATTTAATTTTGATACTGCAAATGTAAGCTTTTAAAGTTACTCACACAATTACTCACAAGTTATTTTACAAAGTTATTAACAATTAAGGTGTTTACATCTAGGACAAACTTTAAAGCTTGTCTAGTGTATTAGTATTAAAAAGAAAAGAAAGTGCCTAAAACGGCTAAAAGGTGTACCTATAAAGGCATTAAAAGATTGATTGGTAGAGTTCCGTTGTTCAATACTACACTACAACCGATTGATTGCTTCTTAAAGTTCTTAGCATAGGCTGCTGCGTAAGTCGTGGAGTCTACACCGCATCCAACTTGCATACCAAATACTTTGAAGCGTTTACCTACGAACCATTGAGTATATGCTAAAGTATGAGTATGACCACATACTGATGACATCAGGTTGTTCTTAGCTTTAGCTGCTGCTTGACCTCCTTCTCCGTGTTCGTAAAGTACATTGTCATATATAATAGATTCACACCAATTCCAATTAGGAGTTCCTAATACTTCATTATAAGACCTTATCCAAGCCGCAGGAATACCACCTGACATAGCCTTACGACTAGCCATTCTATCGTGATTACCTATCATAACATCTGCATAGGGGAAAGCTTCATACCACTTAGATATCTTCTTTATAGCAGTTTCTAGCTCTAAGCCTGAAGACATACCATCTGGGTCTGGCTCGTGGTAGCTAAAGCCGTGAGCATCAATGCAGTCCCCTATAAATATAACTTGGTTACAATTATGGATTTTGTATTGTTCTTTGCACCACTCAAGGTAGCCGTCTAAACAGAAAGGTTCGTGAAGGTCGCCAATGATTAGAATGTTTCTAACCTCTGACTTTCTCATTTCCTGAATGACTGCTATCTCGTTAGGCTTTAATCTGTATCGGTTATTTTTTAGCAACGTCTGCTATTCCTTGTCCTAATACTAAAGTTGCTATACTAATTAGAATGTTTTTTACTTCTTCAGGATTTAAACCTAATTTATCACTAAGTAAAGTTGTTAAAATTCCTATACAAGTATAAAGGAATTTACGACTAGAAATCATTTTTTTAAATGTTTGTACTAGAATCCATTTTTTCATAATTATTTATTTTTGATTATTAAATTAATATTTTCACCTCCCAAATGTATTACTTCTTTGATTAATAAGTCCATAGCTAAGACAGAGTTATGAACAACGTCCTGTTCAGACCCTAAGCCGACAAGCAAACATCCTTGGGTTTGAGATGGAAAATTTCCCCGATGTATCAGAATCCAATCCCTATTAGGCACATCTTGAATTAATAGATGCAAGTAATCCCTTGTAGCTGATTCTCTTGGAAGTCTTAGTCTAACCTTGTATTCACCTTCAGGAATGCAACTTATATTCCTTTGATTATCCATCCAAGGATTTTCTAAGGTATCGCACATCCTTTCTCCATTTATAAATAATTCTCCTAAAGTGCTTTTATCCGTAAAGGTATCTCGTATGAGAAGTAGGTTAATCAAGTTTCATCTATTATTTTTGTGAAACCACCACTTATCTACA